GGTGTTCCCCATGATGTCGGCCATTTCTTGTGCCGAACCGCTTGCGTTTTTATATTGACCCGTTAAGTCGTTAATGATGCGGCAATTGTGCCGTCAACTTCAACAATGCTTGTTGTGCCGAACGACCAACTTCATCTTTGGCATCCGCAAGGGTCAAACCTTGAGCGGCCAAATCTTTCAACGCTTCGGACGTCGGTTTCCCCGATGCCCCAATGTCGGAAATGATACGGCGCAAAGATGTCCCCGCTTGGCTCCCTTTGATACCGACATTCGCCAATGCACCAATCATCGCGGTTGTTTCTTCAATAGACATCCCCGCCGATTCCGCCACGGGCGCCACATATTTCATGGACTCGGCAAAAGATTCCATGTCAAGACCCGTGGTTGCGAATGACTTCGCCATCACATCCGTGACACGTCCCGTTTCGCTTACATCTAATCCAAAACCGCGCAATGTAGAACCCGCAACTTCCGCCGAACGTGCCAAATCGGTTCCCGATGCTTGGGCCAATGCCAAGGTTGATTTCGTGACCTTCGTGATTTCCGTTGCCGTGAAACCAAGTTTTGCGAACTCGGTTTGCAAAGAGGCCACTTCACGCGCCGAAAACATCGTGGATGCGCCCAATTCCTTGGCGTTATCAGACAACGCTTTGAATTCTTCGGCCGTTGCGCCCGAAACCGCTTGGACCTTGGACATTTCTTGTTCAAAGCCCTTGAACACGTTAAAAGATACCGCGCCAACGGCTGCCAACGGCGCCGTCAACTTCAACGACAAATTTTTTCCCGTTTGTTGCATCTTGCGCCCCATCTTGTCCATGGCGCGTTCGGCTTTGTTTAAGCCCTTGCGGAATGGCGCGATGTTCGCCGTTAGTCGGAAATTAAGACTTGATAAATTTGCCATTGGCTTTTGCGCGTCGTTTGCGTTCGTTTATTACTTCCAAAATTTCACCCCGCGTGAATACCTTTTTGGCTTTCTTCGGTTCTTTTTCCCAAGGGAACACAATCAAGTCTTTTGGCTTGATTCGCTTCTTTGAGTGCGGATTGATCAGAATCGTGGTCATCCAACGCGTTCTTTCCCATTCCGCTTGTTCTTTTGTGTTTTGACGATCATTCCAACCTTCGACCAAATTCATCCATTCGCGTGGCAATAGGTCGTAAAATTGGGACGGCATCAATCCCACTTGACCAAACGCAAACGATTCGAGCGTGTCCCATGTCGCAACGCTTGAATCACCTTTCGGCGCTTGGTCTTTTACTTTTTTTCACCCGACGAAAATTGTTCTTCAAAGACGGCGAACGCCTTTTCAATCAATTCTTCATCTTCATCGATCCAATCGGCAATATCTGCCACATCATATCGAAAAGGCGCTTTTTCTTTACGGGCGCCGTCTTTGAATCCGCAATACATCAACGTCACCGCTTGATCCAACGTCATGTTTTCACCAAGGTTTTCCAATTGCGCCAATGTCGTTCCCGTCATTCGGCTGAATTCCCTCAATGCGTTGAACCCAAAACGGATCGGATGCTTTCTTTCGCTTATTTCAATAAATTGTACCATGTCTTTTGTTTTTGTTGTTGTTGTAATAAACGGGACGGCCGATGGCCGCCCCGCCTTTAGGTTATGCCACCGACGCTTGCGTCAATGTTCCCGTTCCCGTGAACGAGAATGAGTAGGTCACGTTTTCTTCAACGCCCGCTTCTTGCTCATAGCTTGCAAGATATGCGTCGCCCGTGTAGTCGATTTCACCGCTTGTCGCCGAACCGAACTTCACTTTCACAAGTGTGCGGTTTGATAATATGGTGAACAAATCGTCGGGTGTGTCGTAATCACCGCTTATCGAATACGTCACCAACCCGTCGCCACTAAGCGACCAAGATTTGAGACCTTCCAAATTTTCTTGCCATCCGGCAGAATCTTTGGTTGTGGTTTCGCGTGTTTCCATTGAAACACTCAATGATGCCGATGTTGCACGGCCAATGATGTCGTAAGTAGTTCCGTCATCTTCTGAAATTTGAATCACAACATCCGTTGAATTCATGATACTTGTTGCAGGCATTTTTTCTTGTTTTATCGTTTTTAAAAATACATTATCAATCGCGAGACACGCGGAATTTCAAATCAACTTGTGATCCAAACGTCCGTTCGTCATCGCTAAACAAATCGCGTTGCCCTTCAAACACACACGATTTTACTTTCACACCGCCAATCGTTTCGTTCATCCTTACAAATGCACTCCGAACGTATTCAACGGCGTTTTGGGTGTCCGAATACTCGTCACTTATGCAAGTCAATCGAACATCTAATTCGTCAATATGCGAATCGCTTTCTTTCGACATACTTGTGGAGATGTTCACCACCTCGTAAATCGCAAACGGCGTCGCCTTTGTTTGCGCACCTACAACGGGAAACACACGCCCACCAAACAATGTGTTCAATGCTGAATCGGTTGTGAACTTTGATTTGATAACCTTCCCAATCATATCCGTGCGGCTTTTACTTGTTTATTCAAAAATGAACGCATTCTTCGTTTGAATTCGTTTCCGACACCACTGCTTTGTTTCGAGCGTGCGCGGCTTGCGAATCCCTTCAATGCGCCTCTGTACCTTCCGCCGTTCAAATATCCGTATTCCAAGAAATGAGCGAACCAACCCCCTTTTTCGGGATCGCTGAACGTTCTTTTCACCCTTGGACCCACCGACAACGATGCGAACGTTTGCCCTTTGTTTACCCTTGTGGTGATGATGCCCATCGACTTCGCCAATGTTCCGGAATCAATTTCGGCGTACACGCCACCTTTTCTGTACACTTTAAATGAATCGGGGCCATCGGGTGACGATGCTTCCTTTCGGTATTGCTTCACCATCGGTTTCAACGATGCGCGTGCAATGCGACGAATCTGCGCCGTAGTTACACCATCATGTAGGTTTTCCAATTCAGCGAACGCCCTTTCGAACTCTTTCTTCACATCCTTTTCATCAAATCCTACAAACATTCCGCCGCCCGCTCCTACGGAACCGCCTTTGGAATTCATCGCTTGGCTTAGTCTTCCCATCGTGTCACAATCTTTTGAAACGCCTTTCTTGCATCCGCATTCAATATCGTTTCGATTTTGTACGTCAACCCGTTGTAAACGATGCGCATTTGTTCGTTGATGTCCGCGCGGTAACGAATAAAGAACTCAACGCGCTTGGTAGCCATCAATTGATTGCCTTCCTCGCCTTCGCTTCCGTTCTTTTCTTCGACCTTTGCCCACACATCCGCCAACGTCGTGAACGACTGAATCACCTCGCCGAAATCATCGGTTGTGGTCGTGAACGATTGGATGGTGATCCGCCGATCTAGTTGTCCCGCTTGCTTTATCATTAGAACGTGAAGATTCTATAAGGATTCCACAGATATTCGGATGCCGTTGGCAACCTTTTCACATTATCGGACCGGCCGTCATACAAATCGGCAATGACTAACATCATCCCTTGGATAAGTGGTTTTGGAATCGCCGAGACGTCGGTTCCTACAACATAGCGCACAATCAATTGATTGATGACGCCCGCGCCCGTGGTCCAACCGCTTGTCGATTGGATGCGTGCGGGTTCTGAAATCAAGTCGGTAACATATAACGATGAATCAATCGTTTGTGTTGATCCGATTTCATCCACGTAAGAAACGTTTGTGATGCTTGTAACGGGTCCGCGTGACAAATACAAGATGTTGGAATGTCCCGCCCAATGATTCCGTGGAAATTGGTCGAAATACTCGTCAATCGTAGTTGTCACCAAAATGCGGCGCGTGTATTCTTCACACATCGATCGTGCGGCGGATATTAACGCCGTGATCAATGCGTCATCATCGGTTCCATCGACGCGCAAAAAATTCTTCGCTTCCGTCAATGTGATGGGTTCCGATGCCGCCGGTGTTACAATATCAAATGCCATTTCTTAGCGTTTTTCTTTTGTTGTAGTTTTCTTAACCGCCTTTTTGGCGCGGGATTTCGGTGCTTCGATAACCGCCTCACAATAACCCGCGTTTAAAAAGTCAGTCGCTAAATCGTCGGAGTGGATTTCCACCACCGCATCTTTGCGATAGTGGAATCCATTTCCGGCGACAGATTTCAAAAATCTGACCTTCATGTCAATTAGGCTTGTGCCAAGTATTTCACGGCGCGTGAATCAAGAACTTTGGAATCTTTACGAGCATACGCAACAAAACCAACTTCCAATTCGTCCATGTAACGTTCGTTCAAGCGAACCATCTGAACACCTCCGGCGCTACGAACAACAAACTTGCTGAAATCGGCCGCCAATAGGGTTTTGTTACCCGTTGCGATGCTTGACTCCATGTCGTTGTTGTAGTACAAGTTGAATCCGAATAGCTTATCCGGTGTTCCCGCTTCCATCGATGGGATGAAGATTGGGAAATCGTTGCTTGATCCGATACCAAGGGCGCGGATTGCCGCGATAACGTTGTCGTGTGCCATCAAACCGAACGACGCCTTGTTTCTATAACTTGGGTCAATTGAATGAACCAAATCAAGGATGTCGTTTGCGGTGATTGCGTTGGCACGGGCCGCCGTGTTCCCTAAAGTCGCACCCGTCACAATTCCTTGTGGTTGGCTTGATCCCGTTCCCGTGGTGAATACGCCGTTGGTTGCACGTGCGATTCTTTCGCCCATTGCTTCCGCTAAGAATGAATTCAAGTCGAACGCGTTATCTTGCAACAACTGCATTGAAACCTTCACTTGGCTTGCGTAGTTGTAGGCACTCAATTGAGCGTTTGCAAACGTCATGTCTTGAACTGTGACCGCCGCCGCTTCTGCGGTTAATGCCGCATCGGTTGCCGTGTCGTTGGTTGTTGGGTAATCCAACAACGCGCCACCGGCCGTGTTCAATTTCTTAGCCAATCGCTCAACCTCACCGGTGAACAAAGTCGCCATATCCAATTCGTTGCTGAATTCTTGTGGTACCAAGAAACCACCCAAAGAATCCGTTCCCGCAACTTGCGTTGAAGTACCACGTAGTTCGCTCATTAACGAACGCTCTGTTGAGTTCAAAGAACCCATACCATTGCGAAGGTACTTTTCGAATGCACCCTTGCGTGTTGCTTTTGGAGTGGCTTCGCGTGCCTCGGCATTATCCGCCAACTCTTTCTTCATTTCCGCCGTGCGCTCGATGACGTCGATTTGGTCCTTGATGCTTCTTGCATCGGCTTCCATCTTGTCAAATCTTGACTTTTCTTCGGCGTTCAATGAACGTCCTTCTTTCTGTGCCGCGTCAACGATTGCCGTTGCGCCTTTGATTAATTCTGCACGTTGTCCGCGCAATTCGATGTTTTTCATCGTCTTAAAAATTTAAGGTTTTCAATTTATACAAATAAAGGTCGGAATCGCCGCCATCTTCGTTTCTCGCTTCTTCGGAATCGGTTGCCTTGGCTTCCGGTGCCGCTTTCGCTTCCGCTTTTGGTTTTGCTTCCAAATCTCGCTTGATTTCCGACGTCGCATCAGGATATGCGGGTTGCGCAACCGGTGAAACATCAAACAAACGTGATACTTTTGTGACAATTCGATATGCGGTATCACCGCGCATTTCCCAAACGTCATCTTCAATCAAAAACGCAAATGATGATTCTTTCACATCGCCGCGTTTCATTAGTTCTCTTAAATCGTTGGCGTAGGTTGTATTCGGTAAATCAACCTCATAAAACAACCCCGTTTCATCAACGCCAATCCTTAGTGTTTCGCTTGACACACGCCCCAACAACCGATTTTCATCGTGGTTGATGTACGCGCGAACGTCATCTTGCAACACATTGTCGAATGCGCCTTTGGCAATCATTTCAACAAAGCCACCCAAATCTTCGGAATCTTTATTGAATACCGCCGCATAGCCACGGATTTGATTCACACCATCTTTTTCGATGATTGTTGGCGCCGATGCGCGACACTCTAAAGTGACCGCCGTCGATTTGTTCATTCTTTTTTCCGCACTTTTGGAAACCTCGATGGTAATTTCACCACCATCGGCCGCTAATACGCGCTTCTCTATTTTATTTTTCATCTTGATCTTCTTGTGGTTTGTTGACGTCAATCATGTTCATCGGTTGCAGATACGCATCGCCGCCGTCGATTGGTGCCATATTTTCCAATTTGCGCACGTCGTTGGCGCTAATCCAACCCCATTGACGTCCCTTTGTGTAGGCTTCGTATCTCGAACGAATGTCACCGCGCAACAATCCATCCATATTGAACCGGACGTAATACGGCGAATCGCCAATGAATAATTTGCGATTGAATTCCGCCTCCCAACGTTTCACCCATGGCAGAATCGTGTTTCTTTGGAACATGATGCCTTGCTCTTCAACGTTGGCACGTGTCGATGAATTCTCCATGCTTCCCAAATACGCCAATGGTAAACGGAAGAAACGGGCGATGTCCTCAACGCCGAATTTGCGCGTTGAAATGAATTGTGATTCTTGTGGGCTGATGGACATCTTTTCGACCTTCATCCCTTCTTCGAGAATCGCCGTTTTGTGTGCGTTGTCCAATCCCGCGTTGCGTTGTTGCCACGAACGGATCAATCTTTTGTACGCATCGTCGCTTAATCTTCCCGGATGTGTCAACACCGCCGACACGTTGGCGCCATTCCCAAAGAATGAACCGCCAAATTGATCGGCCGCCAATCCTAATCCAATGGATTCGCGGGCGGCTTCGATGACCGATTTTCCAATGATCCCGTCGAAACCAAGTCCGACGATGTGAATCATTTCCGTGTCATCGAATGTTTCTTTTCCGTCTACTTGGTAGAATTTCTCATCCTTATAAACTTTCACTTTCACGCGATCGGGATGAATCGGAATCAATTTGGTTGTGATTACCCGCTGCATTGCGTTTGATAGCAATGAAGGCGTTCCCGTGCAAACACAAATGCGCTTGACACGTTTCACGGAATGTGAAATCCGTCATCAATTGATTCGGGTGATGGATAAGTTTATTCATAGGATGCGCGTCGGCATCTTGAACGATTCCGTCGTCACTTGTCTGCTTCACCGACCACGGCAACGACGCCATGGTTTCGGAAATTACGCGAACGGCACCAAAAACGGCAGATAATTGCATCGACGTGGTTTCCGTGACTGCAATTCCCGTTTTTGACTCGTTGTCGGAAAACATCCATTCGGCGGGATTCGCTAAAGATGTTGAAGGGCGGTTCGGGTTGTTTCGAAACGCACCAATAATCCGCCCGAATAAGTTTTGATTTTCGGCCATTCGGTTGAAAATGATTGTACAATTCGGTGTCAAAGTACATTATCACCCACAACGAAACAAACAAAAAAAGGGATGACGTCCTCACGTCATCCCCCACCCAAACAAAACACCAAACGAGCGAACACCCGTGGTCCCTAAAATGCTATGTGTGTAGCGTTTTCACGCTTTAGTCTTTCGTTTAATGCCGATCGGCTAAATGATACGGCCTCACATTGTTCGCGCAACACAACGCCCGTGGGCGTGATTGATTCAACGGAAAAACGCTTTCCGGTGCGATTCATGTGAATGATGTCGCCAATTTGTATGTTGTCGATCGGTTCGATGTTGTAATTTACAGAATCTTTGGTGCTTGTTGCGAAAAACATGGGTTCTTTTTTTTGGTTAAAAATTTCTAAAATATCCTTTGTCCGTGTTCCAGTTACACCAATAACCAAGGTGAACGCCTTGTTCGTCGTAAAAATTGACCATTCCGTGCATCTTTGACCCGTGGAATTTCATTTGAACGCAAGTTGGAAAAACTTCATTCAACATTTTCTTTGCGGCCTTTCCGAATGTCTTTGTGCTGGTTTCGATTCTGAATTGTTCCATTTTGTAGGTGTTTTTGTTTGTTGATGTAAACATACAACCTTTTTTCGAATCCACAACCCTTGTGAATAAAATAATTTCACTTTTTTTCGTTTACCTCATACGTCACGCCGTCGATGATGAACCGAACGGTATAATCATCGCCGCAATCAACCATCCACGGCGTGAACTCTGAATCGTGTAAGATGAGCGCCACACGTCGCGATTGTTCCAATGTCACAACATCCGGATGCCTTGCGATTCATACGTCGATGAACCCGACACGTCTTTGCCTTCCAACGTAATCATTTCACCCAACGCCATAATCATCGCAATGATGCCGTCAATCTTGTCGCCCGCCTTAGATTTCGAAAACTTGATGTTTTCCGCGTCATCTTTTTTCGTCACCACATTGGCCGCCATCCATCGCAACATTCCGTGACCGCCATGGTGCAACAACTTCTTCTTCACCAACACTTCGGCGTTTTTAATTGGCGCCGTCATAGAAATGAATCCTTGGCCGAACGGGTCCATGTCAATCCCCTTGTCCGTTAATTGACCAACCAATGAATTCGAGTTCCATCGGTCAAATGCCACCGAAACGATGTCATAAACATCGGCACATTCCAAAATAACGCGCTGAATCACGTCGTAATCCGTTGAATTCCCTTCCGTGACGATCAACTCACCATTGGCAACAAACGTGTCGTAAGACCCACCCGTTTGATTCCGGCGGCGCTCAACGGCGGCTTCCGACACGAACATCTTCGGAACAACCTTCAACGACCCATCATCCCACGGAAATATCATCACAAAGGCACAAACATCTTCAACGGCGGCCAAATCCAATCCGGCGTAACACTTGCGGCCCTTTAATTGGTCCCACGGAATCGTTCCCGCCGAATCCATCCATTCGGCATCGGGAATCCATCCCGACAACGAATTCACCCATTGATTCAAATGCAATTGTCGGAATGCAATTTCCGCCGATGGCAATGATTTTGCCTCCCGCGCCATCTTTTCGAAATATTCGGGTTTTATAGACACGCCAAAGTTCGGATTCGCCTTTTTCCATACTTCGGGATCATGGATGTCATCATCGGGTGCCGCTTCATAGATGCACGGCAAAAACGTGTTGTCCTCAATCACGCCGTCGCGCACCTTTTTCCCGTAATCATATAATTCATAACACACGGAATTCGGGTCGAACAACCCCGCCGTAGATATTCCGAACATTAATGGTTGCGACCTTGCGCCCATCGATGTCGCCATCACATCCCACAATTCACGCGATTTGGCCGTGTGGACCTCGTCATACAAAACACACGACGCGTTGGCCCCATGTAGAACACCGGCATCGGATGCCACCGCCTTCAAAAACGAATTGGTGCCGTTCAATACGATGGAATTCCGAAATACCTTGCAACCATTCGTCAACACGGCTTTGTTTCTTACCATCTGCTTGCAAACATCAAAGATGGCGTTCGCTTGATCACGCGACGATGCGCAACAATAAATTTCCGCACCCGCTTCTTTTTCCACGAACAACATCGCCAAGGCTACCGCCGCCAACAAGTTCGATTTCCCGTTTTTTCGCGGTATTTGGACATAGCTTGTGCGGTATTGGCGCAATCCGTTGTCGTTCATCGTGCCGAACAACTCGCCAATGTATTCTTTCTGCCAATCTTCCAACAAGAAAGGTTGGCCCGCCAAATCACCCTTGACGTGCGTGCATACGCGCTCAATGAAATTGATGATTCGGTTTGCTTTTTTTTCGTCGTGGTACATAATCAATCCCCGTTGTAGTGTTTTAAATATGGTTGTTCCTTCAACAAACAACGTTTTTTCCAACGTTGGTCCAAAAACTTAATATATCGGAATTGGCGCAATGTTTGGTATTTTACTCTGTCGGCGTTTTTAGGGTCATTCAATAATTTGTAACCCCTTGGCCCCGCTTTTTCGCTTGTTTTGATTGAATTGTGTAACGTTTCACCATCCAATTCCCAAAACTTTGACGTGTGTTCGCCATAAAAATCAAAAGATGCCGTTTGGTAAACAATGCAAAAACCGCCACATCTTTCATCGGCAAACGATTGAATCCATTTGATTTTCGGGAATTTGCCGCGAATGAACTTAAAAGAATAAGAGAGTGCCTTTGATTCCGAATTCCGTGGCGCTTCATCGGATAACCACATTCGATTCAATTCCAAGTATTGATCCATTTCCGTGCCTTCAACCACCGAACCGCAAGATGCGGGATTCATTGCGTACCCATACTGCAAAACACCCACGAATTCATTGTTCATAAAAACGCCTAAATGGATATAAGTGGCGTTATACACTTTTTTTGAATAATGGTTTTTCTTAATCGTCTCAACGGCCAAATCTCGGTCGATTTCACGGATTTGAAATTCATTGCTTCCAAAACCAATGATTTCCCGTGAACCGAACATTGACATTTGGTCGTTGTACAAATACCCTTTTTCCATCAGTCAAGCAAATCATCAAGTGTTTCTATCTTTTCTTGCGTCTCAATCTTTGCGCGTGATGATGCCGTCAATCCGAATTCAATCATCATGCGTTTGATCTTGTCCCACGATGTATTCATCATCGTCACTTCGGGGCGTGGTCGCCACATCATATCGCCTTGTGCCGTGGTCGTGGCGTATGTCGGACCTTGTTCTTTAACAACCGCGCGCGCCGATTGGTAGTCCTCCCACGCATCGGCCAACATTTGCAACGCCATCGCGTCCACTTCGGCAACAACGCCCAAATCATCCAACTTTTGGACCAACCAACGGAACGTTTCGTCCGCCGATTGGATCGCCGGTTGCGTTGGTGTTCCTTCTGCTTCTAATCTATTTTTGTGACGCGATGCGTCGAATGTGCCCTGCGCTTTTAATATCGCCGTTGGCTTTGGTTTTCTTCCTTTTCCCATTTTTTATCATTTTATTGCCCACTTTTTAACTTTCGTTCCCTCAAAATTGCGGTCGTGTGCGCGTTGTGGGGGCGGTCGGGGTCGTGGCCGGACAGAGTCACAGAGTC